GTGGTGATGGCTTCGAGTGTCATACGCCAACCCTGCTACGAACACTGCGCTTGTTCACAAGGTCACTGTAGACATTGCGACGGCCAAGCTCTGCACCGCGTTTTGCAGCCTGCGCCATGCCGCGCTCAAACTCTGCAGCGGTGACGTAGTTGACGTTGTTGATCCGCTCAACGCTATAGCTCACGTCAATAGAGCCACCGCCACCAGTCATGCCGCCCGAAGCATCACCACCTGGGCCGTCAGGAATAACAGCACCACCACGAGCACCACGGGCATAACGTCCCATGGCTTCGTTCATCTTGCTGGAAGGGATGACGTATTCAGACTCACCACCTTCACCGATTACGGCACGGGTCGGCTGATCAACAAAACCGCCTGAGGCAAAAGCACTTGAGAAATCAAGCCCTGCAGTTTTAGGGGTTACGCCAAAACCTCCGCCGCCAAAACCACCAAAGATATTGCCAACGATGCTGCCAATCCCTTGCCTCAGGAACATGCTGCCAACAGACTTCAAGACACCAGACAGAGCTTCACCAAGTGACTTGGCTCCTGTGATTGCGTCTTCAATGCCTCGGACTAGGCCATCTTCGATTGTCTGGCCAATCTGAGCGAATATGTCATGTTGCTGAACAAGAAGCTGGTTCAGCTCATCTTGATGCGCTAGCTGGTCTGAAAACGTTTTAGTCTGCTTTTCTATTTCACCTGTAATCGCAACATTTTGTTCAAGACTCAAACGCTGTAAGTCGTTTCTCAGAGCCGCTAAAAGGTTGCGCCTTTCTTCTTCAGACTTAGCTTCAGAGATTAAGGAAACAAAGTCTCTTTGAACTTGTGCACGCTGTGCAGCAAAGTCAAGTCTAATTTTTTCAATATTATTTGTTTCTAGTAAAATTGCAAGCTCTTCTTGTGACCTAAAGAATCTCGTTTTAGCTTCTATATTTTGCGCCTTCATTCTTTCAAGCCGCTTTTTCTCCTCGTCAGAAAGCGCAGTGGGTCGAGGCTTAGGCTTGGACTTAGTGTCAGGCGAAGCCGGCGCGGCAAACATGCCGAGCTCTTTTTGAAACAGTTCAATAGTTACTTCTCGCTTGTCTCTCCCACCGAAACGAGCGGCTATACCTGCAAGATCAATAATCTCTTTTACACGTTCTGGGCCAAATAGGTCTTCAACGCCTTGTCGCGGATTGCGGAAGGTCAAAGCCCTTCCCAAGTCAAAAGGATCTTTGCCAGCTGCTATATTTATCCGTGCGGCGGCTGCCGGCAGGTTTGTGGCCTGAGTGATTAACACATTTAGCTCGCTAAGAGCAGCGCTTATCAAACCTCCAATAAATTTTATTGGGCCCTCAAGGCTTTCAATTAAAGTGGCTAGTTCTCTAAAAGATGTTGCCATTTCTGGCACGATTGCACCACTTAGAGCGACTTGAACGTCTTCAACAGCGTTTTGAAAATCTTTGATTGCCGCAGCAGGGCCCTTTAAGGCGTCAGTCAACTGGTCTGCACCCTCGCGCTCTACACGCCCAAGCGCAGCAATAACAATTTCACTCGTGATCTCTCCCTCTTCGCCAAGCTTTTTCAGGGCACCAACGGTGACGCCCATTTCTGTTGAAATAGCCTGAGCGATCAAAGGAGCCTGCTCAAGGATTGAGTTGAGTTCTTGCCCTCTCAACACACCACTACCAAGAGCTTGGCTCAACTGCAGGAACGCACCAGCAGATTCAGATGCAGTTGCACCAGCAAGAATCGTGGCGGTGTTGAAGCCCGCAAAAGCGGTTTCAATCGTTGCCATCGACAAACCCATTGGGCGTAGTCGTGCAATCAAACGCGAAAGCTGAACATTCGCTTCTGTCTGACTGAGATTGAATTTGTCGGCTGCACGTTGGGCTGCTGCCTGCGCTTCAGCCGTTTCACCAAATCGCTGTGTCAACAAGCGAAGGCGACGCTCAGACTCATCCCTTCTAATGCCAGCCTGCAAGGTTCCTTGAGCTACGCGAGCAGCTCCAAAAGCAACAGCAAGCTTGCCCAAACCAGCAGCAAGACCACCGTTTGATGTTTTTGCCTTTTCTGTTGTTCTGTTTGCTGAACTAAGTATTGCCTCATATTTTGCAATTTCGTCACCTGCTTTTTTATAAAGAGCACCGTTAAACTTGACAGTGCTTTGCACCTGTCGCAATGCCCTGATTTGGGCACGCATTGCTTTTTCTGTGTTTAATACTCGTGCTGAAAAGGTAGCTTGTATTCTTGAACCAGTCGCAAAACTGCCTTGCGATTTTTCGATGCTTTTTTGAATTTTCTCAGCAGACGCTGAAAGCGCCTCAAACGCATTCTTGTTCTTCCTTATTGCAGCTTCAGTCTTCTTGGCTTCCTTCTGGACCTGCCGCATTGGGTTGACGGCTTTGGCAACCCTAAGAATCAGCTCAACTGTTGAGGATTGATTCACAGCAGGCCCTCCAGTTTCCTAATACTACCGCCGACTACGCTTTGCGCGATCCATTGCCTTCTCCTCCTCCTCTCGCTTGATCTCGTAATACGCAGCAAAATGCACAAGCTCCGCATCGGTCAACTCCGTGCGAAGCCTGCTCACAGTCATCCCCAACTCGCAGGCCAAGTGAAACTCAAACAGAGTCCACCTGTCCTGCTTCAGTCGTTTTTTGCCTCCTCCATGTCGGTGTCTTCGCCGATGCCGAACAGGAACAACTCGATTTCGTTCAGCACAGATTCAGGCAACTGGCGTTGCAGCTTGGCTGCATCAGCAGCAGCAAACGCCTTTGAGCCGTCTTCTAGCTCAGCCATTTGACACAGCATCTGCGTACTGATGTCTAGAGCCTCTTCTGTCCCGGCAAGGCTCTGTGCCTTCTTGCGATCTGCGCGGGTGATGGGTTTGAAGAACAAGTCAACAACCTTCTCACCCGCAGCATTTTTCAGTTCAAACTTACGACGCTGGTTGAGGTCAAACGCCCCAACCAGCAGATCAACAGTTCGAGATTGAGCAGGCATTTAGGCAAAACATTTATCGCCTAAACTATAGCCTCATCACTGAAGGTTAGAAGTGATGGTGCCAGAGGTGACAAAGTTGCAGCTGACAACAACCAATTCACCGACCGTAGAAGTAATTTCCATGTCAGTGATGATGCCGCCAAAAGCAACACTATCGGTGCCGGTTGAGGTGCCAGTGGTAAACAGCTCGAAGCTTGCGTCAGTGGCGTCGTTAGTTTTAACAACGTCCTCAATCAATCCGGCTTGGCCGGTGGCGTCAGGGTCATAAACCAGTTCGACAGTGCCAGAACCAGAAATCAAGCCGCCAATAAAGTTCCGAAACGTGTCACCGTGATCAGTGGTTTCGTAAGTTTCTTTGGTGATCGTCAGGCTCCAGCTGCGGGTGCCGACGACCGTGGCAAGCGAGTTAGAACCAGTTTCAAACTGGACTGCGCCTTGTTCTCCGCGAAGGGTAGCCATGGTCAGAGTTCCTCGATGGATTCAAAGGTCACACGGACCTGTGTTTGAAAATAGCCCTCGGGAGCTGGTGAAGCCAGTGCCTCTGGACCGATTGGAGCGTCGAAGAAAACCCCCGACACGATGACCCTATTGTAAAGGTCTCGAACGCGCTTACCAATCACATAATTTGCTCCCGGTCCTGTGCCTTTGGGTGTGAAGATGTTGATCACCATTTGGCCCAAAATCCTGTTGTAACCGCTTGTGGTCAAACCATGGCCCAAGTATTCGTTAGCCCCAAAAGACGTTTGGCATTGCACCCAAGAAGATCCTGGGGTGGGCTCATACGCCATATTGTGAAACACCACGGGGATCACAGGACTGCCAGCAAGTTCAGTCGCCAGTCGTCCCTCAATCGTGGATCTGATGGTATTGAGATCAGCGGCTGCCATCAGACTCCACCTGTTATGCGCCTCAGAATTCTAGAAAGGCGCGTCTCAATCACCTCATTCAAAATGTTTTCTGGATAGCGCTTAACGACTGGTGGCGTGCCTGTGGTCTTTGGCGGGCTGCCTTTGCCTGGGGCATACTTGCCCTTCCAAGACGGTGGCATTGACTCACCAAACATCACAGCTGGCGCATAGTCCTGTGTATTCGAGCCATTCGGGTTCAGCTGTGAACTGACGTAGACACGTCCTGTAAATCGATCAACTGACTCTTTGCGCCATGAATTGATCAATGTTCCCGTCACAACCGGCGTTCCCGGTCCCGGCGGGCTCTCTGTCCGCAGCTTGACCAACAACTCGTCAGTCAATGACAAAACCAGCTTTTCAATCTGACGCTCAAACAGATCCCCGATTTGATCGACAGGGATGTTGCCCGCAAGACTGATCGGCTTCGGGGGACGCGCCATCCTTACGCCCTCAGAATCAGCTCATAGGTGATTGCTGTGTTGTCGTGATCAATCGTCTGCACTTCGATGATCTGATGCACCACGCTGCTGATCACCACTCGATCCTTTGTCTCTGGCGCAGTTGCTAGCTCCTTGGCCGCGACAATCAAACGCTTATCACTGGCCTGCACCAGCTCATTGACTTCGCTTTGCGCGATGTTCTGCACCACGCCTTTGATGTTGGTGTCGCTCTCCGTTTCAGTGACTGCGCCAGTCGTCGTGTTGTAGCTGCCGGCGGTGACATACCGAATCGTCACATCAGCGCCCAACGCCTCAATGACGTTATCGGCAACCTTTTCGAGCGACTGAGCAAGTCCCATCAGAGGTTATAGGCAAGGCAAGCGCCACTGGTCAAAGTGATGCTGGTGATAATCCCGCAGATGTAGGTGTCAGCCACAAAGGTTTCACCAGCCAAGCTGTTGCCGGTTGCATTCTTCACCGTAATCGCACTGATCACAGTGTCTTCCTTGAAGTAGACCTTGCTGAACCTGCCGGTGTGAGCAGCAGTATCAGAGATGAACTCGAAGCCGCCTGAGAGGTCTGCGTACATGGTCAGCTCCGTTTGATAGCGATGTTGCCTGGTCCACTAATTCTAAGACCCGTCAAGTACCTTTCAAACATCGGCGGAACGTGGTCAGCGCCAACAGCACCAGCCTTGTCGGGCGTCACATCAATGCTGCCGATCTTGACGTTCTTGTAATCGTTCAGACCACTCAGGCTGATGCCGTCCGTGTTGTTCTTCAGGTAAACAGCAAGCTCAATTTGCGCCCGCTTGATTTGATCGGGAATCTCTGTGTCGGTGAAGTAATCCTCAGAGATGCGGAAAGGAAAGCCAGTGGCGTACGTATTGACGTAGGTATCGGGCTTTCGCACGCCAGTACGCGGCCATTGCCTTGCTTGCGTATC